AATTGTTCGCTGCTTACATATTTGTATGTAAAAAAACCACCGCCTAATATTCCCAAAGTAAGAATTGTAGATACGATAGTTAAAGCATCAAGAATTTTTCTCATGGTCAAATTGTTAATAGTAAAAACACTTGCATTTTCTAGTGTTCTTTGTCTGTTCTTAATTCTAACCCTGAGTCCTCTTTATGTCATTACTGGTTTAATGACTAAACAATTTCACGAAAAAGTAAAATAAATTTATCTACCAGCTACAGTACCACTGTTATTAAATGTAATTGAAGCAAGATTATATATGTAATAACCAGCTTGTCCTCCAGCACTTCCACCTGATCCAGCACTACCGTTAGATCCACCAGATCCACCTAGTCCATTACCCCAACCAAACATATTAAACGTGCTACAAGCGTTGCGTTGATTGGAGGTACAACTACCATTTGCTCCACCTGATCCAGTGCTACCTGTACTACCCTGATTTCCTGTAGCACCACCTGATCCAGAATTACCAAATGATCCACCAGCACCACCAGTTCCGCCTTGGCCACCAGTTCCACCAGTTCCACCAGTACCGCCATTACCAGCTCGATTTCCTCCAGATGATCCGCCAGATCCACCAGAACCGCTAGAACCTCCTGCACCAGCAAAGCCACCAGTAGCAGATTGGTTATAACCTTGACCTAAGCCACCAGCACCGCCAGCACCGCCTTGACCACCAGCTCCTCCAGCACCGCCAGCTCCTCTATTAGTTAGACTGCTATACCAATATCCATGTCCACCTTCACCTCCAGTACCGCCTTGACCACCTTGGCCGCCTTGACCACCTTGGCCTCCGCCGCCGCCACCAGCTAAAATATTACCGCCAGAGTTTAAATTAATAGTAACCCCGCTTGTAGACAGTAAGTGGATTGCATCACCACCTGTACCACCATTTTGTAGACCTCCATAACCGTGAACATTACCAGTGATATCCATAATTAAAGAGCCGCCCATACCTGTTGGGGCTAAAATAGCGTGTGTATTAGTACCACCAACAGTTACTCCGCTTGGAATAATAAGTCGTTTAGGTACAGCACTTGCCCAATTGCTGCTTCCAAAGATAGTTTGTAAGTTAAGGTTAGTATCACCATTACTAGGTGTATATATAATTTCGTTTACTGCACCATAAAAATCAGTAATGGATATAGGTCCAGAAGTAGGTACGTTAGTATTATTACCCGGCACATAAGTACCATTTCTATAGTATTCCGATAAATTGTGAGGAGTTGCTCCTCCAAACTCATTAACAATATCTTGTATCGTTATAGGTCCTGATGATTGTATAGCCATTAGCTTATTTTCTTACGTAAAAAGATAAGATTGTCACGTTGTTCATCGGTAAATTCTAAAATAATTGGAAGTTCAATTTCTTCGTAAGTTGCTTTATATTCATCTAATTCTGCTTTTAATTCATTTACAGCATTTATTAAAACACCAACTATTTTTCCGTAATCAACAGACTTTACATCTTTACCATCTAGTTGTGTAGTGGAAACAATTTCTGGAATGTGTTGTTCTATTTCTTGTGCAATAACACCAATACTTGGTTTATCATCTTTAATCCACTTATAGGAAACACCTCTTAACTTACCGCAAAGACCTAAAGCATCATTAATTGTAGTTATATCTTTCTTAAGTGTTTGGTCAGAAAATGCAGTTACGTCACCAGATGCTGTTAAAGCACCAGTTATAGACACACCTGTTCCTGTAGTCTCAAGTTTTTTTGAACCACTCTCGTATAACTCTACTGCTCCGTCAGTAAGAAATTTTGCCATATCAGAGCCGCCTACTTTTTGTAAAACTATACCTGTGCCATCACTTTGAAGATATAAATTACCAGAACCTACTTCTTGTATAAAACTGTTATTACTGTCGTGATAAATTTGTAGATCATCACCATTACCAAATGTAGCTTTTAAATCATCATCAAATCTAATTTTACTATCAACATCTATATTGACATTTTTGTTTGTTGTACCAGAAGCGATAGTAACATCACCTGTAATAGTACCACCAGCAAGAGGTAATTTAGCTGCTATGTTGTTATTAACAGTTGTAGAGAAGTTAGCATCATCTCCTAATGCAGCCGCTAATTCATTGAGTGTATTTAATGTAGCAGGGCTAGAGTCAACCAAGTCAGCTATAGCTGTTCTAACATATGCAGTTGTAGAAAGTTTAGTTGAGTTATCAGATTGAGCTTGTGTAGTTGCGGTAACACCATCTTTAATATTTACTGTTTCTTTTAATTGATTAGATCCACCATATAATTCATCTAACTTACCGCCATCAACTGATACATCTCTTCCGTCAACTGTCCCTGATGTAACTATATTTTGTGATCCAAAATCAGGAGATATTTTAGTTCCAGCTATTGCTGCTGATGCGTTAACGTCTGCGTTTACAATTGTTCCGTTAACTATGTTTGCACTAGCTACTGTTACATCTGTTGGTAAAACTCCAGCAGCAATTTTAGAAGGTGCTATAGAATCATCGTCTAATCTACCAGCAATGGAAGCTGAAGATACGTTAGACATATCTTCTTTAGCTAGTGGTTTACCTCCAGCATTTTGGCCGTCATGTACGACAAGAGTATCCTTGTCAGTATCTACTGTAACTTCGCCTTCAGCACCAGTAAAATTACCATGCTGTGAAGTGTTACCTCTCCTTAGTTTTAATAATTTAGCCATTTAAATAGTACCAAAATCGAGTTGTAAATTAGCACCATCTATAGTGCCTATGTTGGTCAGATTGTTGTTTTGACCATCCAACGCACCGCCTAATTGCGGAGTTGCATCGTCAACAACATTTTGTATGCCAGAACTAGCTGTAATGGCTAACCATGCACTACCATTATAGTTCTTTAATTGATTAGTACTTGTGTCATACCATAGATCACCACTAGCTGGATTACTAGGTGCGTTTGCAGATATTGTATATACACTAGCAAAAGAATTTACATTGCTTATATTGCTTCCGACAGTATTAACATTAGCAATAGCTGTAGCTACAGTTGATAAATTTGTAAGATGATTACCTTGAACAATTGTGTCTAAATCATCTGCAACATCAGCTACTTGTTTTATTGGGTCTTCTACAACAGTAATATTATTACCCATTCCGCTATGGTTTGTGCAATAGTATTGAAAACTAGTTGGTTGAGATTCTGGAATTTTAATAACTACTTTTGCTCCAGCCTGACCTTGTGTACCAGTAACTGTAACGTTAGTACTATAAGGATTTCCATTGCTTTGAAAACGTAGTGGATGAGTAGCATTAGACGCATCACTTATATCAAATGTATATGTCCAACCTTTATGTAATGTAAGAGGAGGTTTATCAACACCATCAATAATAAATTTACCTGTAGCTGCTGTTACAACAAACGTAATTTCATCTTCTAATGTATCTGCAACAATTTCTAATGAACCGTTTGACGAACCTGTTGTTACTGGATTTGTAATTAAACCTAAATCTTCAGCAAATGTTATAGCTCCAGATACAATTGCTACATCATTTAAAACTGATTGTGAAGGTGTAATTATTGAAAATGTACTACCAGTATAAACAAGTAAATTATCATTAGAACTGTCGTACCATAAATCTCCATCTTGCAAAGCACTGCCATCTGCTCTTTGTGTAGGTTGATTATTTGATATTTGATATATATCTCCAAAATTATTTATATCTACTATGTTTGTACCTGCTGCTACAACATTACTTATGTTAGTTGCAACTGTATTTATATTAGTTTCGTTATTTTTAACAGCAGTAACGTTAGCATTATTACCTGCTACTGCCGTAACGTCATCTTTTATATTAGCTACATCTGTAACATCAGTAGATATGCCAGCTACCGTGTTTACGTTTGCAATGTTATTTCCAACTGTATCTACATTTGCTATAGCGTTTGCAACAGTATCTATTTCAGAAGTCGTTTCTTGTAAATCTGCTGCTGCTACTTCTATCTCAGAAACAGTCTCATTTAAATCATCAGCTACTTTTACAACTTTAGCTATATCTGCTGCTACTGTATTAACATTTCCTATATTATTAGCAACTGTATTTACATTTGCATTTGACCCTGCAACAGTGTTTATATTTGTCTCATTAGATTGAACTGCATTAATATTAGAAGCATTAGCAGCGACTGCGTTTACATTAGAAATATTACCACCAACTGCATTAACATTTGCATTTGCTGCTGCAACGGTATCTATATTATTCTTGTTTGCATTAACAGCATTTATATTAGTTTCATTATTAGCTACTGCATTAACATTAGAAATGTTACTTCCAACTGCATTTACATTGCTAATGTTTGCTTCTATAGTATTAACTTTCGCTTGATCATTTGATGTTAGTTTTAATAATACCCATACAGTGTTACCAAGGTCATAAACTTTAGTGACGTTATCTGTTGTATTAAAATATAAAGCTCCATCTATAAGTGCGTTACCATCATTGTCTAACGTAGGATCAGAAGATTTAGCACCTAAATATCTATCATCAAAAGTATCTAATGCTGTTTCCGCTGC